CTGATGCTATGGGTCATTCTCTTCTTCTACTTTGGGGTCCTGAGTCTCAGGGAGACTTCGTCAGGTGGTGCCAACTTGGAGGGCTTTGGGCCTTTGTTAGTCTCCATGGTGCCTTTGCTCTAATTGGTTTCATGCTGAGGCAATTTGAAATCAGTCGTTTAGTAGGAATTCGTCCTTACAATGCTATTGCGTTCTCTGGGCCTATCGCTGTTTTTGTCAGTGTTTTTCTCATTTACCCACTCGGACAGTCCAGCTGGTTCTTTGCACCGTCGTTTGGTGTTGCTGCGATATTCCGCTTCCTACTCTTCCTACAGGGTTTCCATAATTGGACACTCAACCCTTTCCATATGATGGGTGTGGCAGGCATCCTAGGTGGTGCTTTGCTTTCTGCCATCCATGGTGTTACAGTAGAGAATACACTGTATGAAGATGGTGATCAGGCAAACACATTTAAAGGATTCCAATCAGATCAAGAAGAAGAAACCTATTCAATGGTTACTGCCAACAGATTCTGGTCTCAAATCTTTGGTATTGCGTTTAGTAATAAAAGGTGGTTACACTTTTTTATGTTGTTTGTTCCTGTTATGGGTCTTTGGACATCTTCCATCGGAATTATTGGTCTTGCTCTCAATCTTCGTGCTTATGACTTTGTTTCGCAAGAAATAAGAGCAGCAGAAGATCCTGAGTTTGAGACATTCTATACTAAGAATATTCTCTTAAATGAGGGTCTGCGTGCCTGGATGGCCCCAGTAGACCAACCACATGAGAACTTTGTATTCCCAGAAGAAGTTCTACCAAGAGGCAATGCACTATGACTTTTCTAAGTTTTATCTTTGCTGCTTTAATGTGGGTGCAGGTTCCACAATGGTCTGATGATTGGTCTAAGTGTGCAGTAGATGTACCTGACCCAGCATGTCACTGGTATATCACAGCACCTGACAGTACCATGGGAGTTGGTTTCAATTGGGAAACTGCACCATGGTTTGATGTTCATGGATTGAGAGATGTTGCTGAATTAAGCAATACAATGCAAACTATTAACGCTAGTGCCAGAGAAGTATCATGAACTCAGTTGGACTATTAGTGTTAAGAATCTGCGTTGGCACTTTTCTTATTCATCATGGATATGAAAAATTAGACAACATAGAAAATTTTGCAGATGCATTTGTTAGACCATTGCATCTGCCATTTCCAATTTTCTTTTCTTATATTGCTGCTGCCTCAGAGGTTTTTGGTAGTTGGTTAATTATTACAGGATTTCTGACAAGATTTGGAGCATTTTCAATCTTTGGAACAATCTCTGTGGCCATCTATCATGCAATTATGACTAGTGGTTTTAACATTTATCTGTTAGAATTATTAGGATTATACTGGGGTGGAGCAATCTGCATTGTGCTGTGTGGTCCTGGCATATTGTCACTAGATCATCTGATACTCACTAGGCTGCTATCTTCATCTACAGTGCCAGAAACTGAGGTCAAAATTAATGAACAACTTTGAAGTCTTTTTCTACTTTCTCTGCTTTGGCACCATTGCAGGTGCTGCATTTGCAATGATGTGGGCAAACATTCAATCCATTAATGTGGAGATGAACAAACCCAAACCAAAATCAAGGCATCCAGAGGCACCTGCTCCAGGTGATGAGGTAATGTATGTGGATCTCTCTAGAGAGAGGTTAGAGGACCTTTACAAGGATGATAAAGAATGATATGCTAGGGGGAGAAATCCTCCTTTTTTAATGGCAGATCAAGTCTCCTCAAGTAGAAAAGCATCAGCAGTAATGAAAACTGTGTCAGAAAAATTATCAGAAGCAATCTCTAATCTTGAGTGGGATTGTTATGATAATGTGGTAGTAGAGATTGGTGGCACTCAGGTTTCTGGTATTCATCAAGGTGAAGAGTATAACAAGAAATGGGCTGCACCCTACGGAACACGTAAATATAACAAGGATGCATTCATAGTCATCAAGAATCTGGATCGCAGTCCCTTTGAACCTTCAAAACCATTTCCAGAAGGTGAATTTAAACCTGCCCACCCTTACCAACCTAAATGACAGAAGACCCATTCAGTTTACGCCCCCTACTTGACATTGTAGGGGGCATTCTTATATCATTAAGCGTAATTGCAATCCCTTTCATAGTTCTAGTTCTATTATGATGTTCACAGTTTACAGTAAAAATGGATGTCCCTATTGCACAAAGGTCATCAGTGTCCTACAATTAGCAGAGTTGAAATTTGTGGAGTACAAACTAGGAAGGGACTTTGATAGAGATCAATTCTATGATGTCTTTGGACAGGGATCTACATTTCCTCAGGTTCTTAAAGATCAACAGAAACTTGGTGGATGTGTGGATACGGTTAAATATCTCAGAGAAAACAAACTGGTGTAATGAATGAGGAAACCTATGATATGATTGAACATGTGATTGACAATGCCTTCAAAGGTAATCTCAATTTTAAATTCTATGAATTTCTAAAAGAAAACAAGATCAAGAAGCATGAGATTGATGCCTTTAATGAGAGCTCTGTCGCTGCAGAGTTGAGTGATTTGACTTTACAACTTGAAGAATATATCAAAGGTGGTGCTGATGATGAGCACAAACAACTGAGAGAAGGTTATGGTCACATACCCAAACCTCAGGCAAGAAAAATAAAAGAATACCTGTATGGGATTCTTCTTGATGGATGGAGGTACAGCAGTGACAAAAAACCGGGGAGGAGAAGAAAGTCCTCTAAATAAAGTCAAAAGTGATGATACCCTCAAAATGAACAGAGGTGTAGAATTACTATTAAGAAACAAAAGGAGGAAACCCAGACCAAAAACTTTCCAAGTGAGGTTTGGTAAGGTGATCTCCTTACTTAGAAGGGAGATTCACATTAATCTAGACTTCTCATTGGATGTCTTAAAACACAGTCCTAGAGGGGAGAGGTAAAATGTTAGCAGTAACCCTAACACTGTCTACAGTCATTTCATTATTGTTTCTGGTTGTTGGAGGTGTAGTTGGATATCTTCTTAAAGAGTATGCATATCAAAGAACAGCAACTTACATTCCCACCCACCCTGAAATGTTTGATGAAAATGGACAGATTATCCCAGATGAAATTTTATCAGTGAGGTTTGAAAATGGCCCAGACGACGAAGAAGAAATTTAGTGTAACTAAGAAACTTCCCCCTAATCCTTTTATCCATGAGATATTGGAGTTTGCTAGTAAGCAACGCACCAATGCCAAGAAGGTTGAGGTATTGAAGGAACACAGAAATGATGCTCTGGTTTCAATCTTGATTTGGAATTTTGATGATACAGTAATCTCTATGCTACCTGAGGGAGAAGTTCCCTACAATAAGAATGATGCTCCTATTGGCACAGACCACACCTCTTTGAGGAAGGAGTACAGGAACCTCTATCACTTTGTGAAAGGTGGCAATGATGGACTCTCTAAGACACGCAGAGAGTCTATCTTCATTCAGTTACTTGAAGGTCTTCATCCTGATGAGGCAGAAATCATTTGCCTTATTAAGGATAAAGCGCTAGGATCAAAGTATAGAATCACCAAGGATGTGGTGTCACAAGCATATCCAGACATTCAATGGGGAGGAAGAAGTTGAAGATTATCAAAGAAGACTGTGATCCTGCTGATGCACAGGACAAATCATTACCTAATAATGCATTCCTTGTAGAGTACAGAGTGGATGATGTATCTCATTATGACTTAGTTTATGCAAGTAAGCAGGTTGAGATATTTGATCACTATTATGATACTTACAAAAAGAACTTTGTAACCATGAATCAAGCAGAGGGAAGGATTAGTCCTAAACTTTGGGGTGTCAGTAAACCTGAAAAGAAAGAATCAAAGAAATAAGATGGGAAAAGGATTTGATGTAGAGTTTGATTTACCCAAAGATGATTTGGATAAACTCATCAAAAAATATAAAAGATTGAACAAGTATCGCAAATCTAATTTCTTTGAACTAAAGACCTTGGATGGTACTGAAGAAGTTATTTCTAAGATGATTAAAGAATTGGAGGATGATCCAATCGATGGGTAAGCATTACTTTGTAAATCTGTATGGTTGTCCATTTGGATTACTCAATGACGAGTACTTTCTTAGACAGTGTGTTACTGAGGCTTGCACTATAAGTAAAGTTAATCTACTGCAGATGACATCAAAAGTATTCTCTCCTCATGGAGTGACTATTCTTGGTCTGCTTAGTGAAAGTCACATCTCAATCCATACCTGGCCTGAGAGGGGAGAAGCTGCTGTAGATTTCTTTACTTGTGGTAAGGCAAGACCTGAGATAGGTTGTGATCTTATCATCAATAAATTAGAAGCTACAAAACATAGAATTGGTCAGATAGAGCGTTGACAGAATGGTTAAATAGTAATATGATTAAATCATGTATTCCTCATATCATGTATAAGCCTTATTCACCTGAGTGGAATCGTAAAAGGTATCTCAAAGAAGCAATTGATTCGTACTTCAATGATTATGTTGAAGTTGATGTAATCTATGCTGATCTTATGGACATTCTTCATGAGAGATCTGAGGGTGCATATGCTGATTTCCAAAGGACAACAGATTTAGAAGCAAAACTGCAAAAAGATTAAATGCTTTCTACTGCATACAGACTTCGTTTAGAGTCTATTTGTAGACTCATTGCTAATAAAGAGACTGTTCCTCTCCAGGACATGATCTGGGCAGAGAAATTAGCAAAAGCACATACAACTGCAAGAGATTGGTTAAACAAAGCAAGACGTCAGGCTACTTCAGATATAGAAGAGGGTAGTACTGATGATTTTTTGAATAAGATGGGACTTGGAGATCCTGATCCATCTAATCACAGAAATGGATTTGATGGAGCAGATGAAATTGTTGATTGGTTTAAACAGGACAAACCAGACGATTGGAGGCAGAGAGACTAATGAGAGCAGTCATTTACTCTAATGATAATCAAGAGTGTGAGAGAGCAGAGAGTCTACTGAAAAGTGTGCAATTTAGTGGTCATGATATTAGTGTCTATCATGTAGGCCAAGACTTCACAGAGACTGGATTTAAATCTGAGTTTGGAGAGGACGCAGAGTATCCTCAAATAACAGTTGATGACAAAGGATCTAGACATGTAGGAAGTCTAAAAGAAACATTAAATTTTTTCAAACAATTGGGTTTATTTGTTTAAAAAAAAGTTCATATAAATACATATCTTTTTGACTAAATACTAGTAAATGTGTTAAACTAAACACATCGTTCATCTCATGACTGCACTTTTTCTGGGGTCACTTCTACTGGGCACTCATGCAAATCACTTGCCAAAGTTTCAACATTGGCATATGTCTTGTGAGAGATTTCAATCCAAAAGGGTTGAACTTTTAAAAGATCCTAACTTTGATTACATGACTAAAAGTCATTTAATCTCTTTCTTTAGAAGGAAAGTTGCAGAAGAGTGCAGAGACCCATCATGAGACGCAAGTAAGTCGCGGAACGGAGCGTTCATCCTATGATTGAATTTCTACTCTATGCAAGTATGTCTTGTCAGGATGCTACTAAGATGATTGGTCGT